TCCATTTCTATGAAGTATGTAGGTCTTTTAAATCCATTAACAAGATTTTGTAAGAACATAGTTTTCATAGACTTAGGGGGTGCTTGTATAACAACAACTTCACCTGGATATATAGGAAAACTATTAGTAGCATATAAATCACCTAAATCTAATGGAGCTATATCGCTACGAAAGAAATTAATTAATGATGTTTCCATAGCAGATGAATCCATAACATTCTGGCTTTTTTTAGATTTATATAATTTGCAAGTTTCACTACAATGTTTATCCATTATAGGGTCAGCACATCCATATTTATTCCCTTGCCCACCATGAGCTTCATATGCACTTTTAATAATGCTTTCCATTTCTTTTTCAGTAAATGGTTTCCTAGGGTCGTCTACTTGTTGTCTCCATTGCTCCATAAGTGTTCGTACAATTGTTTCAGGATATAGCCAACGAAACCAAGCAGATAAACGTAACGCTGTTGCGTGTCGTTCTCCTTGAGGAAAAGAAGATAACATGCTGTTAATGCAGGGATAATTGACAGGATCAGGTTGCCTACCTTGAGATATAAATTCCGGTGTCGGAGCCACTTCTTCATTTTTTGTCCTTTCCATAACATCGAATATAGGATCGCATTCTAAGTCAAAGTTAATTATCTCTCCAGGTTTACTAGCAAGGTTACTCATATGCTCTATTATATTTTTATGATTTAAGTCACGTCTTGTTATTGGTATCTTCCATAATTGTGCTTTTAGATTTTTTGTATTTACTACTCTTATTAGTCTTATTTTATCTGTTACAGAAGGATCAGCATATTCAAATATTCCTGCATGTGTTAATGCATCTTTGACCTTAAGATGGAGATTCCTATCAGGCTTCCACCTAAAAGCGGTAGATGGTATTCCCACATGAAACCCTTTATTTCCACTAAAATAAAGACGATAAGGAATCCCAAGATCATCAAGAAGGATTGTAAGTCCAATGGTTTTTTGTTTGGCATTTTCAAGGTCATCTTTATCCTTTCCATCTACATCTAATATAAATTCATCTGGCATATAAACAAGTCCATCAAAACCAGATAAGCTATTATTTTTACTGAAATAATCTGTTATACTATCGTCAAAGTCATACAAAGACATATAAGTATCTTTATCTATATTAGTCCAATTACATATTTCTGATGCATCTTGAAAATAATGTCTTTGTGCTAGTCCGAAAGCAAATTCTTTAATCATATATTACTCCTAACTTTGCTTTAGGGGGCATATAGCCCCCCGTAGCAGGTTTTATTTAAAATGGTACATCAGTATCACTTGTCGCACTATCTACAGTAGATTCCTCAACAGTCTCTTCTAATTTTGGTTTAACCCATTGTTGGAAGAATTTTTCTGCTGCACCTTTGTGATATGTCACATCATCAGCTGAAATAGTCTCTACTACATTAGTAAATTCTACTGGAGCGATCTTTTGCAACACACGAGAGTACTTTCCATCTTTATATAGGAAAATATTTACTGTTTTCCCTACTAATGCTTCAGCACTATCATCCATTTTAATTACTGTTTCTCCTTCGGCACTTTCTAATGCATCAGTAATACCTGCATTAGCAAAGCGGAATAAGTTTCCAATTGCAAACTCTTCTCCGTCTTTACCTTGCTTAGCATAGATACGCATATTAAAATTTTCTGCATAGTTCTCAAACCATACATCAATATATTGTGTATCATTGTAAGTTCCATATTTAGCTTTACTGATTGTTGCGGTATGCCATCCTGCAGTATAAAGCCCTGTACCTTTTTTAGGTAATGTTAGTGTTCTTGCCATTTATCTATCCTTTGTTTGTTTGTCTTAAGGCACCATTGCCATCATCATCTTCTTGTGCTACACCACATATTGCAGATAATAAATATCTACGACCATATGTAGTAGCAGCGCCAACACCATGAGCATCCTTTTTCCCAATAGGCATACGTATTTCACTACGAGTCCATTGGCCAGATGAATGCATTAATGTTGCAGTCACATAGAATCCATTAGTATATGTGCAATATCTAGTTCCTTGAACAACACTCAAGCCATGTTTATTTAAGGCTGGAAGTACTGTTTTAAGTACTGCAGATAAAGATGCATATTTACTATTGAAGAATGGATTACTACTCTCAGCTTCTACCATTGTCATTTCAGCTTGTGCTTTAGCTAATGCTTCAGCTAGCTTATTGATAGTGGTAGATTGCCAAGGAAGTTCTGGGGTCTTCGTTTTTTCAGTAGGAAGGTAATCTTCCACTGTCTTTGTTGTCTCTTCTTTCGACATCTTTTTCCTTTTTTTTGAGATAATTAAGGGGCAACTACTATACAGGAAGTATAGCAATTACCCCTCGGGGTTATACAATGTGGTAGGGAAATATACGACTATTCATCTGATGAATACAAGCCAATTAATCTCTCGTACTCAACTTCTTTAGACATATAATCTATATATTCATTCAATTCTTTTTCACTATCGAAGTTAACTTCTACCGCTTTGTAATTTCCTAGTTTAGTTATAAATGAATGCTTCTTTACTTTCATATCAGTTTCTCATCAAATACTGCCTTGAGCTCCCTTTTGACCTCCTGAGCATCTTTTATTGCTTCAGCCAATGTTGTTGCTTCTGATAATCTGATACGTTTAGCTGCCATGCTATTGATAGCATCCTCTATTTTAGTATGATATGTTTGAGCTTTCCATCTACCTTCTGGATATGTTTTATTTGGTTGTTCATATTTCTTAATCATCCAGCAATGTTCATCTGATGCAATAGCCCATGTCTTATTTACTTTAATAAACACTATTCATCTCCTTTGATCTTCCATACATGCTCATTCTTCTTCCATGGACCTAGCCGTAACTCATCGGTTTTAGTTAACTTACCGGCTTTAGTTAAAGTAGATAAAGCTCTACGAATACTAGTTATAGGCCATAATAAATCTGCTTTAACATGTATTTGATATGGTGTTAATCCTTCTGGCTCATCACCAAGTATTTTGAAGATCATTTCATTCTGTGTTTGAGCTTTATTTCTAGATTTCTTAAGTGTTTCACCACTTTCTTTATTAGTATTGTAATACATTTATTCTCCCATTGGATATTTATCATTACATTTTTTACATACATAAAGATTGTCTGGTCTTCGTTTTGCTACTTGAGCATCACAAATCTCACAACCTCTACCACTATTGTGTCCACCTTTAAAGTTAAGGTCATCCCACATATCTTCTTCGTTCATATTTTTATAATTCCTTCTTCTATTAATGCTTTTGCAGTTCTTCCAAATGATCCTTGTAATGACCATACAAGCTCTGTATCAACAAGATATTGCCAAGCTTCTATTAATTCCTCTTCAGATTTATGTTCCATAAACCCTTCAGCAATACCTATTGCAGTAAAATTATCCATATTATTCTCCTATTAAGTCTTCACCACAGATATCACAACATCCTTGCTTTCTATAAGGATGGTCACATCGTTCTTTCTTTTTAAAGATTCTATCAAATTTTTTTTGATAGTCTTTACTCCATTGTATTCTTTGATTATCACCTTTACTCATTTATCTACCCATTTAATGCATATAATCATATAGTTCTTCAGCAAACCAATCAGGATTTTCATCTTGTATTTCTTCAAGTTCCTCATCAGTTAAATCTCTTGCTTTACCATTTTCCATAATACTTGCATTACTTAAATAAGCATCACAATAATCTGGATAATCACCATAGTCTATACCTTCAAATTCTAAATCGAATAAGTCTTCTACTTTCATTTATTTCTCCTTTTACATGAATGTCTTTTACCATCTTTATTAAATAAGAGCCAACCATATTCAGTATCAGCCCAATGTACTTTATTAGAGTTACAGTATTTACATTTTGCATTTGTACTGCTTTCTCTAAATTTTTTTGATTTAGTGTACATTTACTTCTCCTATGTAGTCGCAAATTGCGACCAGTTTAGTTCTCCTTTATCTCAATTTGAGATATTTTAATTTAGTGGAGGTGGGCGGAATCGAACCGCCATCTGGGTAGCCACAGTGACTCTTTGTCCTCTAAA